AAGTGATCGGCCTGTGCGGGCTGGCCGGTAGCGGGAAGTCAACCATTGCCCTGAGCCTGCGTGACGAGTACAGCTTCGAGATCGTCAGCATGGCCACGGGAATTAAAGCAATGCTCCGAACGCTGTTCAGCGGGTGCGGTATTTCAGGACGTGCGTCAGAGGACATGATGCGTATGCCGTACAAGGAGACGCCGATTGATCCAGAGGTTTACCCGGCCTTCAACGGCAAGACACCACGACAGCTCCTACAGACGCTGGGAACCGAGTGGGGTAGGGCGTGCGTTGGAAGTAGTATCTGGACCGAGATCGCACGCGAGGCTATCTACACGCACCTACGGAACGGAAAGAGCGTTGTGATCGACGACTTGCGGTTCAAGGACGAAGTGGATATGGTGCACGACTTCAACGGCCTTGTTGCATACGTCGTTGACACCAGCGCACACGTCAAGCCGAGTGCCACTGTGCACTCAAGCGAGAAGCCACATATGCTGCGCTTCGACACGTCTGTTTACAACACTAAGCGAGAGACGGACATACCCGAGATCGTTAAGGCGATCCTTCACGCGGAGCGAACCACATGAACTACCAAGGGAACCTGACGACCATCCGGGCGGAGTATGCCGGGGCGGTCGTCCACACCGCGACGGTTATGGAGTGCTGCGACCCAGCCGACTATGCCTTCCGCATCGAGGAAGCAGAGATCGAGGCATATGTCCTCTGGCCGGGGAGCAGCGTCACTGTATCAGAAACTCAGGAGTAAATGATGAAAGCAGATAAATACCTGATCTTTGACCTTGAGACAGAGATACACAAGTCTCACAAGAGAACAGCCAATCCCTTTGATCCACGCAATCGCGTGGTGGCGAGGGGCTGGAAGAAGGAAGGCGACGAGGTTTGCTCGTGGAGCTACCTTCGGGCTGGCGACACCGACACGGGCATAATGATCGCGGACGACGTTGGAGTTATTGTGGGGCACAACATCAAGTTCGACCTGCTCTACGAAATGACTGTCAACGATCCTAACCTTCGCGCGTTCTTTAAGCGCGGTGGTCGTATCTGGTGCACGCAATACGCGGAATACCTGCTGAACGCAATGGACCGTAAGTTCCACATGAACAGCATGGACCAGATCATTGAGAGCTACGGTGGCCGCAAGAAGATCGACGGCATGAAGGAGCTCTGGAAGGCCGGTGTGCAGACATCAGAGATCGACCCGGCTATGGTCGAGGACTACCTGATAGGCACCGCAGACGAGAACCGCAACAGCGGAGACATCGGGAACACCGAGCTAATCTATCTCGGGCAGATCGAGGCCGCTGAGGAACTCGGCATGATGAAGTCCATTCAGGTGCGGATGGACGGCCTAGCAGCCACCACCGAGATGGAATACAACGGCATCAAGGTGGACGTGAAGGCTGCGGCCGAGGACTTGAAGGAGCTCCAAGCAGAGCTCGCTGAGGTCACGGCTGAGCTGGATACCTACGTCAGCGACATCCCTGACGAGGTGGGCTTCTCGTGGGGCTCCTTGGTGCATAAGAGCTGCATCATCTACGGCGGCACCATCCGATACCAGAAGCAGGACACCTACATCGACGAAAAGACAGGTCAGCTTGCACGCCTCGTGGCAACCGAGCGCCAGCCTGTTATGGACGACAGCGGTGAGCCTGTGTTCTACAAGAGCGGCAAGAAGAAGGGCGAGCAGAAGTTCAAGAACGTGCGAGTGCCCGGTGAGCTCAAGGTGAAATACCAAGACTCCTTCTACGAGCTTCCCGGATACATCAAGGCCGCTGACTTCGAGATCGCCAAGACGGCACAGAAGGACGGCAAGGACGGGCCTATCTACTCGACCGACGGAGACACGATTGCTTTGCTCGGCAACACCGGCATCGGCTTCCTTGAGGCCATGTCAAAGAAAGGCGCGCTGGACAAGGAGATCGGGACATACTACGTCACCCGAGACAAGAGCGGTGAGCTCAAGGGGATGCTCACCTGCGTCGATCCTTCCGACCACATCATCCACCATGCCCTGAACCACACAAGCACCGTCACGAGCCGCCTGAGCGCCTCTAACCCGAACATGCAGAACATCCCCCGTGGGGACAAGTCGAAGATCAAGCGCATGTTCGTGAGCCGCTTCGCCAATGGCGTAATGGCGGAGATCGACTACAGCCAGCTAGAGGTTGTGGTCATGGGCCTGCTGTCCGGCGACAAGAAGCTGGAAGCGGACCTGAACAACAAGGTGGACTTCCACTGCGTCAGGGTTGCAGCCCGCGAGGGGTGCAGCTACAAGGAAGCGCTTCTGTGGTGCAAAGACCAGAGCCATGAGAAGTATCCTGTCTGGACCGTGTATAGAACCGAGTGCAAGATATTCTCGTTCCAGCGGGCCTATGGAGCAGGCGCCTCTACCATCGCGCTCTCTGCGAACATGAGCGTGGATCAGGTGAAGGAGATGATTAAGGTCGAGGAAGCCATGTACCCCGGTGTGGAGAAGTTCCACGCAGCGGTCGAGGCTGAGATCAACGCCACCGCAGAGGCTTTCAGAGACCCGGAGAGGGGCTACCGCGTGTTCCGTAAGGGCACATGGCAGGCACCTACTGGCACCATGTACAAGTGGCGCTCTTGGGATGCTCCGAAGTTCATGCGGGATCGTGGCGTCACTGACACGTTCAGCCCGCCGGAGATCAAGAACTACCCGACGCAGGGAACTGGCGGAGAGATCGTGCAGATGGTCCTCGGCGTCCTGTGGCGGCTGTTCATCAAGACCGACAACTTCGACGGACGCTGCCTGCTAGTGAACACCGTGCACGACTGCGTATGGTTCGACATGCAGGCGGATGCTGTTGATGAAGTATTGCCCCGGCTCGTACGGGTTATGGAAGGCGTGCCTATCCTGCTCAAGCACTTCTTCGACATGGACTGCAAGGTTCCTTTCCCGGTGGACGCCGAGGTGGGGCCGAACATGCTAGAGCTATCACATCCTTAACACTCCACTACAGAGATAGCCAGAATAGAAGATGATACCAGAAGAACAGAGTATCTATTATAACTATAGGATATACCAGTATCCTATAATAACACTAGATGCTTAATAAAGGATACTTGAATACAATACTGTATCAGGTGTAACCCAATACCTAGTGCAATGAAGCACAGGTAATACATATTTGGAGAGAAATATGAGCCTTCTTAATCAAGCAGCAGCAGCAGCAGAAATCACTGACCAGACCCAAGCACCTGCCTCTTACGAATACGAAGTACCGCCTGCCGGTTTCACCACTGCCCGGTTCATCGGATACGTTGAAGTCGGCAAGCAGCCGCAGCGGGCATACGAGGGCGTTGAGAAGCCCGACGCTGCAACTGTCAGGCTTACCTTTGAACTCAACGGACCGAAGCACGTCACCGAGTACGAGCACGACGGCGAGAAGAAAACCCGCACGAACATCATCCGGCAGACGCTCACGATCTCGACGCACGAGAAAGCGAACTTCGCTAAGCTCTTGAAGAAGATGTCCGGTGGCCGGGACGACGTGAAGCACATGGCGCAGATGCTGGGCGAGGGCTTCCTCATTCAGATCACACACAGCAAGTCGAAGGACGGTAAGACCACCTACGCGAACATGAAGCAAGACGGCGCGTGGAACATCGGCGCCCCGAGCGTGACCGATCCGGTTACGAACGAGGTCCGCGTCCTGACGGTGCCCGAGGCTACGCAGCCGATCCAGCTCCTGCTGTGGGACAACCCGAGCGAGGAACAGTGGAACAGCATCTTCATCGACGGCGAGTACGAGAAAGAGATCGACGGCAAGAAGGTTGTGGTCTCCAAGAACTTCATCCAAGAGCAGGCACAGACGGCAAGCAACTTCGAGGGCAGCGCCCTTGAGACCCTGCTCTCCGGCATCGGTGATGTTGTTGCAGACATCGCTGAGGTGCCCGAGGAAAAGCCTGCTCCGAAGAAGGCCAAGAAGGCAGCGAAGAAGGCAGAGCCCGAAGCTCCTGCCGAGACGGACCCGCTGGCTGACCTCGGCCTCGTATGACGACACCGGCGGGGCTTCGGCCCCGCCACCAGCTAGGAGAGAAGCATGGACGTATCGAAATACACAGCAGACCTAGACGACCAGCGCAGCCGTGAGGTCAAGTACCCGCCGCAGACGCCCAAGAGGGTGGCGCACATCGACGCAGACTTCATGGCTTACCAAGTGTCGGCCGAGAGCAAGGACGAGCTCCAAGGGCTCAAGCCGCGCCGCACAGTGGATCAGATGGAGATGAACGCCTGCAACGGCCTGCATCACCTGATGCGCACGGTCGGGGCAGTGAAGTACATTGCGCACATAACGCCGCCCGGCTCAGACAAGGGCGGGCGCTACGATCAGGCCGTCACGAAGGAATACCAAGGGAACCGCAAGGGCAAAGAGAAGCCTGAGTTCCTCGACCACATCCGGGGCTACATCGGAGAGCACCTTAGCTCTGAGGTCCACATGAACCAAGAGGCCGACGACGGCATGGCGCAGAAGAACTACGCCGATCCTGTGAACAGCGTGATCGTGTCGAAGGACAAAGACCTACGCATGGTTCCCGGCCTGCACTGGGACTTCAAAGAGGAACACGTCGCGGATGTCGAGGGCTTCGGCAACATCTGGATCGACCAGAGCACCAAGACCAAGAAGCTCCTTGGCTGGGGACCAGCGTTCTTTTGGGCGCAGCTCCTGATGGGCGACACCGCTGACAACATCGCTGGACTGCCCAGCGCAGAGATCGACGGCAAGACTAAGCGCGTCGGTCCTATGCTGGCCCACGACCTGCTCGAAGGCATCAACAACAACAAGGACGCCTTCGCCCGTGTCAAGGAACTCTGGTCCGGTAGCAAGCACGAGTGGACGTACTGGAAGGACGGCACGGCAACGACGTGGGGTAAGGCCATGACGGGAGACATGAAGCTCCTGTGGATGCGCCGGAAGCCCGACGAGAACGATGTATTGGACTGGCTTCGGGAGAACGCGATATGAAATTCAAGTGCCGATGGTGCGAGGAAATCCTCACGCCGCCGCGTCCACACATCGACGTCGTGGATCAAGACTTCAACTGCCGCACCTGCGGCGCCGGATACACACAGCAGCTTGTCCGGCAGGTTATCGAAAGAGAGAAGGAATGAACCAAGAGTGCAGATACATCCACCGGGTATTGGTAAGCATCAGCATCATGTCGGCAGCCCTGATCGGGGCACCGTCGCACATGACCCTAAGCGCCTATGCCCGGCACTGTGAGGCCCCGTGGGCCATCGACGCAATCAACTGGCTGTTCGACGATAACATGCACTGCTGGACAGCCCTGCAACGCTACCGCCGAGGGGGGATGCAATGAGCGTACGACTAAAGCACGCACAGCTTGCACCCGCCCGAGCAGCGATCCTCAAGAAGCAGAAGGGCAAGTGCCCGCTGTGTGGTTTCCAGATCAGGGGCGGCAAGAAGCCAGCCCTCGACCACGACCACCAGACAGGCATCCTTCGTTCTGTGCTCTGCGTGAACTGCAACGGCATCGAGGGCAAGGTGTTCAACCTAGCTCGCCGCTGCGGACACAAGGAAGGCCCGAGGGCATGGCTGACAGCCCTGCTTGAATACTACGAGCTGCACGACACACCGCAGCACGGAACGATATTTCACCCGACGCACAAGACCGAGGAAGAAAAGCGCCTCGCTCGTAACGCCAAGGCCCGAAAGAAAAGGGCTGCCTTGAAAGGGAAATAACATGGCTACCATAGAGGAACAACTCAAGTGGGAGTCAGAGATGATCTACCGAGGCGTCGAACGCTTCCGTAGGCAACAGGACGAGGCCGCCGAGAAGCGCAACGCAGAGAGCAGTTCAGGCTCCACGTTGCTCCGGCACTACGTCTTGAAGGTGTCCGACCATATCAGCGCGTACCTGTCAGGGAACCATCCCGGCGGGCGCAGGCGGGGTAAGGCGGCCCCTCTGCTCGACACGCTTAACACAGACAAGGTTGCCCTGCTTGCGCTCCGGGCGATCATCAATGCCTTCTACGCCCCGCGCAGCACACTCGTAAGCATGTGCGTCCAGATAGGCCGCCGCTGCGAGGACGAGCTGCGCTTCATGCACTTCGAGACTGAATACAAGGACTACTACGACAGCCTGATCCGAGACTTCGAGCGCAAGAACCTCGTGAACTACAGGCACAAGCGGAACGTCCTGAAAGCCAAGGGCAAGGATCAAGGTCTGCAATGGACCGACTGGGCCGAGAGCGATCAGTTCGCCGTTGGCTCGTTAGTCCTCAGCCTTCTCATGGAAGTCTGTGATCTGGTTGAGCGCGAGAACCGCTACGATGCACGCAAGCGTCTTGAGGTTCACATCGTCCCGACGGCACAGTGCATCGAGTGGATCGAGAACCACAACGCAGCCGTGGAGCTCCTGAGCCCCGACAGGATGCCGTGTCTGATCCCGCCTATGGACTGGACAAGCAACAACGACGGCGGCTTCTACAGCCCCGCCCTGCGCCAGAGAACACAGCTTATCAAGGCGAACTACAACGACAAGGGCCGCAGCCGCCTGTACGACGAAGCAGACATGACCAAGGTGTTCTCTGCCATCAACGCAATGCAGCGCACAGGCTGGCGCGTTAACACCCGAATCATGGACGTCATGCAGGAAGTGTGGCAGAAGAACCTGCAATGCGGTATGCCACGGGCAGAGCCGGTCGAGTTCCCGAAGTGCCCGATCCCCGAGGGGAAAGAGCTCAAGGACATCCCGGCCGATAGCCCCCTGCTCCTAGAGTTCGAGGACTGGAAGGGGCAGATGCGCGAGCTGCATACGCTAGAGCGCGAGCGCCGTGCAAGGAACCTAGCCCTGCTGCGCACCATGCGGCTCTCCACAGAGCTCAGCGCGTACGACGAGTTCTTCTACGTTTACCAGACAGACTTCCGAGGCCGCGTGTACGCCACAGCTTCCGGCCTGAACCCGCAAGGCACAGACCAGAGCAAGGCCCTGATTGAGTTCTCTGAGGGCAAGGCCCTTGGACCTGATGGGTACCGCTGGTTCTGCATCAACGGAGCGAACAAGTACGGCTACGACAAGGCGTCCTATGACGGGCGCGTTGAGTGGGTTGAGGACAACGCAGCTAAGTGGCTGGCCGTGGCCGCTGACCCGATTGGTGAGCGTGCTGTGTGGGCAGACGCAGACAAGCCGCTGCAATTCCTCGCATGGTGCTTTGAGTTCAGCGACATGCTCGACTGCGAGGATCACCGCGAGTTCGTATCGCACCTGCCGGTCGGCCTAGACGGGAGCTGCAATGGCCTGCAACACTTCTCGGCCATGCTTCGGGACGAGGTAGGCGGCGCTGCCGTGAACCTCACACCGTCAGACAAGCCCGCTGACATCTACCAGACCGTGGCGGATGTATGCTACAAGAAGCTCAAGGACAGCACAGACCCGGCGGCTATTAATTGGGTGTGGATGCTTGGCGAGAACATGCCGCGCAGCCTGTCGAAGTCTCCGGTAATGACCCTGCCGTACGGAAGCACACAGCGTGCCTGCACGTCGTCAGTCTTTAAGTGGCTGAACGAGAAGGCAGAGCGCAGCTTCCCCGACAACACAGCCTTCATGCAGAGCATCTGGATCAGCCCGGTGCTGTGGAAAAGCATTGGCGAGGTTGTGATCGCAGCGCGCGCAGCTATGGCGTGGATACAGGAGTGCTCCGGCATCCTGTCCAGAGAGGGCCACGACATCATGTACACCAGCCCGATAGGCTTCCCTGTCCTACAGCGCCGCATGAAGTACAAGAGCAAGAAGATCGAGACGCAGATCGGCGGACGCCTACAGCTACGCATGGCTACGTCCACAGACGAGGTTGATGTACGCAAGCAGAGGCAGGGCAGCAGCCCGAACCTCGTGCACCACGTTGACGCCTGCCACATGATGCTCTTGATTAACGCCTGTGAGGACGAGGGCATCAAGCACTTCGCTATGATCCACGACGACTTCGGCACACACGCCGCAGACGCAGGCCGTATGCAGGAGCTTATCGCAGACACCTTCGTTGAGCTCCACAGCAAGCACGACATCCTTGCCGACTTCAAGCGCGTTCACGAAGAACGGCACGGCATTGAACTACCGGACCTTCCGCCTCGCGGGAACCTAGACCTGAACGACGTGCTGCGCTCCCCGTACTTCTTCGGGTGAGCCGGTACTCCGCTACAGAGAATATAAACAGCGGAGAGCGTCATGTACCAAGACCTGACAGAATATCAACGCCTCTTGCTCGCCATCGAGTTCCACCTGCGCGGAAGTAACATCCCGCAGGAATTGAAGGACACCCTTCCAGCGGACGTGATACGCGACATACAAGAGGCTCACAGCTAACAAGCAATGGAGAGATTGCAATGCGTGAGTATCTACAGACACAAGGCGCCCCGCTTATGAGCGAGGCCATGAAAGAACAGCTGCGAGCAATCCTTGCACCCCGCATCCTCGGCCGCACAGACGGCGAGTTCGACATCGGTGTTGAGTGGGCCAAGGACCAGACCAAGAAATCAATCGAGGCTATGCTGGGAGCAGAGCTATGAGCGTGCGTCTGGCGACATACGAGGACGACCAGCGTCTGCTCGACATGCTCACGGCCTTCAACGACGAATACTACGGTGTTCCGATTGACCCGGAGCGGGCGAGCGAAAGCATTTCCCGCATCCGGGCGACCGGCATTGTGCTAGTCAGCGACCACGGGTTTATAGCAGGCGTCCCATTTGACGACCCGTTCCGAGACCAGACGATTATGGTCGAGCTCGGGTGGTACTCCACCGGCAGCGACGGAGCTGTGCTTCTGGATCAGTTCATTGAGTACACGTTCCGGCACTTCCCTGCGTCAGAGATCAGAATGACTACGCTCGCCAAGAGCCCGAAGATAGCCGCAGACATCCTTAAACGCAAGGGGTTTGTTGAACTCGAAACAAGCCATGCGCTTTACAAATAGGAGCCTAGAATGGCAATCTCTACAACAATCCTCTCTGCGCTGTCGGCGCTCTCTGGCGTAGCCGGTGTAGCGAATGCACAGTCGGCCCGCAAGGAGCAGGCAGCCGCTCAGGCCAAGCAGCTCTCGGCCGCGAAAGAGAAAGCAGCACTCGCTGCGCAGAAGAACGACGTCAAGAAAACAGAGGTTGTTCTCGGCACCGGCGCAGCAGCAGACAAGCTGTTGAAGAAGAAGATGCCGAAAGCAGCAGCATCCAAAGGCAGCGCAGGCACTAAGGTCGGCGGCCTCGGAGCAGGCACAACCAAGATTGGCGGTCTGTGATGCAGAACAGAACAGCCCGCGTGGCTGGTATTTGGGCCAAGATGCAAGACGAGAAGGGCGACCTTATCAGGCGCTCCGAGGCGTATGCACGATGGACCGTACCAGCAGTCATGCCGCCCGACGGCTACGAGAAGACAGAGCAGCTCAAGGGCAACGTAACAATCGGAGCACGTCTCGTCAATCACTTGGCAAACAAGATCGTTGACGTCCTGTTCCCCACAAGCCGCCCGTTCTTCACGGTGGCACTCACAGCACAGGCGTCTCTTGACATCAAGAAAGAGATCGGCCCGGAGCAAGAAGGTAAGCTGCAAGAGGCTATCCGCGATGCAACCTCGAACCTAGAGGCTATTGCACTTCGCGGCCTGAACCTCACAGCGTACCGCCCCACGGCCATCCTCGCCTGCAAGCACCTTATCATCACCGGCAACGCCCTGCTCCGCAGGATGCCGACGGGAGAGCGTGTGCTCTATCCGGTGAATCGCTACGGCGTACACAAGGACATCCTCGGCAAAGAGTACGAGGTAGTCCTGAGCGACAAGAAGCTGTTCAGCACCTTCAACGACGAGACCAAGGCCCTTATCGCACAGGCGCACAAGAGCGTCAAGGACGAGGACGAGGTTGAGCTCTTTACGCACTACAAGAAGGAAGGCAAACGCTGGCACGTCACGCAAGAGGCAGACGGCGTTGCGCTCGACACAGACATCTGGATGAACGCAGACGACTACGATCTGCTTGTTCTAGGCTGGACCCAACATCCCGGCGAGCACTACTCCCGTGGTCTGGTTGAGGACTTCGCCGCCACGTTCCATAACGTGGACGTCACGAACGAGGCCATCATCGACCTCATGGCAGTGATCGCGGACATCAAGTTCTTCGTGCGCCCCGGCAGCCCGCTGTCGGCAGACATCGCTTCGCTGAACTCAGCACCTCGTGGAAGCTACTTCCCCGGAAGCGCAGACGACATCACGGTGCCGGAAGTCAAGGCCCGTGGAGACCTGTCCACCCTGATCGACCTAGTGTCGAAGTGGGAGCAGGAGCTGTCGCAGGCTTTCCTTGTATCGCAGGTGCGGGACGCAGAGCGCGTCACAGCAGCAGAGATCAGGATGATCGCCAATGAGCTTGAGTCGGCCTTCGGTGGCCTGTATTCGCAGCTCGCGCAGTCGTGGCAGCAGAAGGAAGCAGAGTTCGCAATCGCACAGGTGGACATCGCCAAGGAGCTAGGCGGCAGCGCAGACTCGTTCGAGGTTCTCGTTACGACCGGGCTTGAGAGCCTGTCTCGTGAGGGCCAGATCGACAACCTGCGTCTGGCTATCAGCGACTTGCAGATGCTCGACGTTGTTCCGGCTGAAATCCTACAGACCCTGAACGCACCGCGCTTCGCTAAGTTCGTATTCACGAACCGCAGCGTGGACATCAATGCGTTCCTGAACACACCAGAAGAAATGCAGGCCCTGCAAGATCAACAGCTCGCACAGGCCGGCCGCCTTCAAGAGCAGCAGTCTCAGGCTAACGTAGCCGAGCACGCTGGCAAGAAGGCAATCGACAATCAGGCATAAGGAGAGAAACATGCCCGAAGAAACCAAGGCAGTAGAACCTGTAATCGAACCCGCTACTCCTGCTACAGAAGCGGCAGCAGCCATCGACCCGATCAACCCGCCTGACGGCAGTGTTGCTACGAACGCCGAGGGCTTTGTTGCCAAGGAGCAGGAAGCTGCGGCCGAGCCAGCCAAGGAAGGCGAAGCTGATCCCGAGGGCGAGACGCCTAAAGAAGGAGAGCCCGCCGACCCTGAGAAGGAGTCCGAGGGCGATGCTAAGCCAGACGACAAGCCGCTCGACACAGAGACGTGGGGCGACACTGGTTCGGACATCGGGAACAGCGTTCTTGAAGTCTTGCAGAACTCAGGTCTCTCGACCGAGGACGCGAAGGCCCTGCTGTTCGACGGCGTGAAGGCCGGAGACGTCAGCCAGATCGACGCGGCAGCCCTTGAGGCGAAGGTCGGCAAGGCAGCCAGCACTATCATTATGACGGGCGTCAAGGCGTTCGTCGCGGAGACCGCAGCCAAGAACGAAGCCATTGTGGCTGACGTATACAAGGCAGCGGGTTCGCAAGAGAATTGGGAAGTTGCATCGCAATGGGCGGCAAGCAACATCCCGGAAGATACCTTGGCCGAATACCGGCCGATGATCGACAAGGGCGGTGCAGCAGCACGCTTCGCGGTCCAAGAGATCATCACGGCGTACAACAACGACGCCAACAATTCTTCACTCGCTACCAGCCCCACTCCCCGAGCCGAACCAACATCGGCGTCTCCCCCAGCCAGCGCAGCTACCACACGCGCGCAGTATGTCGCAGCTCTTGAGAAGGCGCACCGCACTGGTGCCAAGCCTGCCGAGATCGCGGCCATCCAACGCTCCCGAGAACTCGGGCGCCAACAGGGCATCTAAGCCCACCTAAAAGGAGATACCGAATATGTCCGGTGTAAATATCCCCGTCGATAGCACGCATCTGAGTGATCAGGCTGTCGCAGACATGATCGAACAGTACGGCGGCGTCGTTGACTCGCAGTTCACCAAGAAGTCGATCATGCGTAACTTCGTCAACATGAAGTCGGTTCGTGGTACTGATACCATTATGAACCGCCGCGTTGGCCGTACCACCCTCACCACTCTGACCGCAGGCGTTCGCCCGGCAGCCACCAAGACGAACTTCGGCAAGACCACGCTGACCATCGACACTGTGGTTCTGGCCCGCGACAACCGCTCGATGCTCAACGAGTTCCAGATCGACTTCAACGCTCGCGCTGAACTCGGCAAGGATCACGGCAAAGAGCTCGGTAAACTGTTCGACGAGTCGATCCTGATTGCAGGCATCAAGGGCGCTGGCGCAGCCGCTCCCGCTGGCCTGAACGGCGCATTCGGCGGCGGCACCACGGCTACTCTGGCCGCTGCTGGCGACGAGCTCGACCCGATCAAGTTCTACACCGCTCTGGAAACCGGCGTCGTCTCCATGCAGACTGCTGACATGGACACCGACGAGTGCGTTTGGTTCCTGAGCCCGACTCAGTACGCTGTTCTCCTGAACAACGATAAGCTGGTCAACCGGAACTTCTCGACCGAGAACGGCGACTTCGCTAACGGTGAGTTCAAGACAGTCATGGGTGTTCCCGTGGTTGCCACGAACCGCATCCCGAAAGCAGCCATCGTCGGCCACGCGCTCTCGACCACTGCGAACGGCAACTTCTACGACGTCTCGGCTGCCGAAGCCAAGACCGAAGCCCTGCTGCTGCACCCCTCGGCGATCCTCGCTGGCGAAACCATCCCCCTGACTTCGGATGTGTACTTCTCCAAGATCGAGCGCCAGTGGTTCATCGACTCGTTCATGGCCTACGGTGCGAACTTCAACCGTCCTGATGGCGCCTATGCCGTCCGTGCGTTCTGATTACCCAGCTGATCTATTCTGATCGGCACCCGCCTCGCTGCTCCCAATTACGGGGGTGGCGGGGCTTTTTTTTTTTGTTGCGTTTGACGCGGCGGTGTTGCTCTCCCAGCGCCGTCGTCTCTAACCCAACTCTAACAAGGAAGCTGATATGACCCTGCGTCTGAACATCATTAACTCTATGCTCTCCACGACCGGGACATCCGCCCTTGTTGCAGAGGATAGCCAGCACCCGGCGTACATCGCCGCGAACAACATCCTGAACGACGTGATCGAGGATTTCAGTTCTCAGCGCCTGTGGTTCAATACATCGTACCGCACGCTCATGCAGAACTCAGACGGGCGCGTTGTGGTGCCTAGCAATGCCCTGACCTGCGACCCCGCCGACCAGAGCAAGGACTACGTTATTCGTGGACAATACCTGTTCGACATGGGGAACTTCACAGACGTCCTGAACGAGGACGTGGACTGCATCGTGGTGACGGAGATGGACCTAGAGGACATGCCGCCGGTAGCTATCCAGTTCATCAAGGCACATGCCCGCCTCGCGTACTACATCGACGTTGACGGCAGCGCGTCTAAGGTACAGATGTATCAGGCCACAGCCGCCGGTAAGGCGCAGGAGCTGGTCACTATGAACATGCAGCACACAGGCGCGAACTTCTTTAACGGCAGGGGCTACGCCTCGTTCGCCACCCGCAGGACCGTAACAGCGCGTCCTATCACACACATTCAGTAAGAGGTATGCAATGGCTGTTTCAGGAACACTCGGCTCACTGCTTCAAGGCGTAAGCCAGCAGCCTGCGCACATCAGGAACGATGGGCAGGTGACGGAGCAAATCAATATGGTCTCGGACGTTGTTCGTGGCCTGACGTCACGTCCCGGCTCAGACCTCAGTGGCTTCAACACCACGTCCACTCCGGGCCTCACCTACCGCACTGTAAGCATCGGAGGTAGCAGGTATCAGGTTGGATACAAGGCAGGCGTCCTAGAGGTTCTGGACAGCTCTGGTGCAGCCATGACGGTTAACCCGGACCCCGGAACACTGAGCTACATCGGCGCGGCTATGGAAGTGTACGTCTATGACGGCGTTGCCTACATCCTGAACCGAGACAAGGTAGCGGCTATGGACGCCAGCACGGCGGCCAGCGCAGCCCTAGTGGCTAAGGACGAGGGCTTGGTGACGTCGCTGGGCGGCGAGTTCAGCCACACCTACGAGATCAACCTTGAGTACACAGACGGCAGCGTGGCCACTGGAACCTACACGGCTCCAAACGGAAGCACGTCAGGAGACGCCGCCAAGACGGCAGCGGACTACATCGCCAATCAGCTAAAGATCAGCCTCGCGGCACATGCGAACATCAAGGCCGGCACGGTTGTATCCGTCACTGGACCTGTGGTGCGCATCTCCGGCGCCCCGGACCTCAAGATCACGACTAACGACGGCAGCGGCGGAACGCTCCTGCGGTCACAGACGAACACAGCGAAGTCTATCAAGGAGCTCGCACCGTACGCAGCGCACGGCACACTTGTCCGTATCGTAGGCGTCACGGGCGACGAGGACGACTTCTGGATGCGCTTCGAGGTTTCAGGCGGCACAGTTGGCAGCAGCTTCGGCTCAGATGGTATCTGGCGCGAGTGGTTCAATGCCTTCGAGAAGAACGCCTTGGACCTCAGCACCATGCCGCACGTCCTGTCAGAGACAGCACCCGGTGTGTTCAAGCTGGCGCAAGGCGGCTGGGCAGGCAGGCGTGTCGGAGACAGCACAACGAACCCGGACCCGAGCTTCATCGGAAAGACGATCCGGGACATCAACGGCTTCCAATCACGGCTTGTGTTCATCGCAGGACCGCACGTCCTCATGTCCCGGACAGACCTCAGCACCGACTTCTTCAAGGAGAGCGCAACCGTTGAGGCTGCGTCCGATCCTATCGACGTGATGTCCACGGCTGAGCTTGAGTTCAATCTAGAATGGATCGTGCCGTTCGACCGCGACCTGATTATCTTTGCGAACCGCAGCCAGTTCATCGTGACTGGCGGATCAGCGATCACACCAAAGAACGCCTCGCTCGTGCAGACCACGAACTTCGAGATGGGTAACGGTGCCCGGCCGGCCTCTACAGGCAGGACGCTCCTGTTCCCGTTCCGCAACGGCGGCTTCGCTGGTGTCAAGGAGTTCTTCTCGTCCTTCGGGACAGACGCCTCTGACGCCATGTCGATCACGCAGGTTCAGGACGAATACATGCAGGGCGAGATCACTCGTCTGACGGCCTCTACGAACTTTAGCTTCGTGGTTGTGCAGACGAATGAGCCCACTGAAAGCAAGACGCTGTTCGTGCACCAGTACTACTACGCCGGAAAAGAGAAGCAGCAGGCATCGTGGTCTCGCTGGGATTTCCCGTTCGCGGTGGAGAACGTGTTCTTTGCAGGAAGCAAGCTGTATGTTCTCATGTACGACAGCGTACACGGCTATGTGCAGACGTCCCTAGACCTCGACATCCCGAGGCACACAGAGACAGGCTACCCGGTGTCGCTAGACCTCGTGCAGACGCACGTCACAGCAGGCATCACAGGAACCTTCACGGTTACGGACTACGGCGTTACGACGGTCGTGGAGTCCGGCACAGTGACAGGGAGCTTCTCGTACGTTGACCTGCCGTACAACAACGCACGTCTCGTGCAGGGCACAGGCTGCGCTGTTCCGGGACAGGTGGTTCACCCGGATGTGGTTGACCTCGGTGGCGGTGTGTGGCGGTATCTTGTGTCAGACGTAACTGTTCCGGCCGGAGCAACGATTGTATCCGGGCTGGTGTTCACGTCGCTGGTTAAGCCGACGATGCCCTTCATCCGGGACAAGAACGGCAAGGTTATCAAGACGACGAAGCTCGTGATCGCTAACTTCGTGATCTACTTCGACGAGTCTGGAAGCATCGACGCGGTTATGTCGAGCAAGTATCGCCTAACAGACATGACACAATCGAACGACCACATTGTTGTGGCCAACGATCCAAACGATCCCACAGGCAAGGGCGTGCGCTCCGGCGAGTTCGTCGTGCAGTGGGGTGAGCGGAGCGACTGGTCAGAACTCACAGTTCGGTCAGACGACTTTCGACCAATGACAATCCTAGAGCTCGAATGGTATGGGCAGACCCTTACAAGAGGAAGGAGAATATAATGGACATCTCAGCAACTTCCTTGAAGATCGGGAACCAAATCTTCGGGGCTATCGCAGGAAGCGCGATTGACTCGGTGCAATACCAGATGCAGACAGCGGCCCGAGAGCATCGGGCCGCCATGCAGCAGATCAGCTCTGCCATGCAGCAGAACTCTGTTGTGCGAAACGAGGCGAACATTCGTGACCGCAGCCAGCGTCTTGACCTCAGCATCCAGCAGCAGGCCATCAAGGCCCGTGGCGCAGCAGAGGTATCAGCAGCAGCGGCGGGCGTGAAGGGCGGCAGCGTGGACATGGCCCTGCTCGGGCTACGGCGCTCTGCTATGAACGCCCAAGATGCACGCCTACAGAACACCGAGTCTGCTTTCCAAGCAGCAGCCGAGCAGCGAAAGAACATCGAGCTCAGCACAATCTTCGGCAAGGATATTTCTGTCCTCGTCCCGCCGTCACCGGCATCCGCGCTTCTTGGATTAGGGGCGTCGATCTATGACACCATTGATTCAAACAGCCCGAAGGGCGCACAGCCCCGCGACAGCATTGCTTCGTGGCTGGGAAAGAAGGGATAAGACATGACAACTGGTATCCGACGCAGGAACGAGACCGCAGACAGCCTTGTAGGCGCTGCGCAGATACAGCCTACCGTGGCGCAGGCGCCGCAACTGGCTATCCCTAACGAACAGGTGCCCGACGTTGTGAACAGCCAAGCTGCTCGCGTCGGGCGTGCTGTCGGGCAGTGGGCCTCTAAGAAGTGGCAGGACGTGGCTAACGTCCAGCACGAGGCTGCTGTCCTCGACGGCCAGATGGCCTACCAGCAGGGCAAGACCATTGACGAGCTCAAGGTTCCCGGCGACAAGTGGGCCATGTCAGGCTACCGTGTCATGCAGGCGCAAACTATGTCGGCCTCTATGCTGGCAGCCCAGCGCGAGATGATCCGGCAGTCAGAGTACGAGAAAGACCCGGAGCAGTTCCGGGCAGACTACATCAAGCGCGCCGAGGCACAGCTCAAAGACCTCGACCCGCAGACAGCAAAGATGGTGCGCGAGCAGATCGCTAACCAGATGCCGAATGTTGTGGCAGAGCACACTTCTGCCTACATGCAGAACGAAGAAAAGAAGGCGTTCGATACCCTGAGCCTCAGCGTCGATGCGTTGTCTAAGGACAGCAGCCAGATGCAGGCACTGATCGAGAACGC